CGCGGTGACCCGTGCGACGGCTGCGGCCAAGACCACGGCGGAGCGGCACATCGTCGCCACGATCGCCACGGCGGCGCTCACGGCCGGTCGGTTCTCCGTCCTGGTCGAGTACGTCGAACTCCACTCGGCGGTCTGACAGTAGGAGGGGAGACGAAATGGCGCTCGGTGCTGATTACATCACCCGCGCGGAACTCAAGTCCTATATGGGCCTGGAGACTTCCACGGATGATGCTCTGGTGGACGACGCCATTTCGTCCGCTTCGCGTGAGATCGAGCGGCACACCAACCGGCAGTTCAACGACGCCGAGTCGGTGTCCGCTCGTCTCTACGTGGCCAAGAAATGCGGCGTCCTCGCGGTGGACGACTTCCACACGACTACCGGTTTCATCCTGGAAATCGACGTGAACGGAGACGGCACGTGGACCACGGTCCCCGCGTCGGAATACCAACTCTCGCCGCTGAACAGGATGTTGAACGGTGTGCCGTGGGTGTACTGGAAGATCGAAATGGTGGGAACCACTTCGCTTCCCGTTCGCCGTAAGGCGAGCGTACGCGTCACCGCACGGTGGGGGTGGGAAGCCGTCCCGAAGGATGTCAAGCAAGCCGTGAAGATCCACGCGGCGGACACGTTCCAACTCAAGGACTCTCGTATGGGAGTTGCGGGCTCGGACCAGTTCGGCACGATCATGCGCGTGCGCGACAACTCCGCCGTGGCGGCCAAGCTCAAGAACTTCGTACGACAGAAGGTGTTGGTAGCGTGAGTTCGCTTACCGAGATCCGCGATGCCCTCAAGGCGACGATTCAGCAATCAGGGCTGAACGTCTACGAAACCGTGCCGGATGTGACCAACTCCCCGGCGGCGGTCATCCTTCCGGACACGTCCAGCTACACCAACGCAATGGCGATGGGTGGAGACGAGTACGAGTTCGACGTAGCCGTACTCGTTGCGGCTCACAACGTCCGTGATGCGCAACGGCAGTTGGATGCGTTCATCACAGGGAAGGGCGAGAAGTCGATCCGGGAGTACCTGTTCAGGAACTCCAACTTGGGCCTTGACGACGTGGATTGCCACGTCAAGGGGTTCAGGGGATACGGCGGTTCATTCAAGACTGCCATGACCCAATCCGTTGGCGCAGTGCTCAAGGTCTGCGTCGTCGTCCTGTAGGAGGGACAAGATGGCTGACATCACCACGCAGAACCTTGTCAACGCTGGTACCGCCCCCACCTTCGCGGCGGCGAACAGCTCTGACACTGCGGAAGTCGGCAACGGCTACAACACGTTCGCGGTCTACCGCAACACCAACGCGGCGTCCCGCACGATCACCGTCGTGGCTCCGGGGAACACCGACTACGGTCAGGCCAACCCGGACCCGGCGTACGTCCTGGGCGACGGAAGCGTCACCCCCACGGAGGTGTGGATTCCGCTCCGGAAGGCGTACGAGGACCCGGCGGTTGCCGGTGTCGGCCGGTGCACGATCACCGCGTCCGCGACGGCGGGCGTGACGCGCGCCATCGTCAGGGTCGGGTGACGCCGATGCGTCAGGCGATACCGGCGGTACCACAGCCGAAACCCGAACTCCCCAAGCGTAGGTACGAGGTTCTGTCGAACCGCTACGTGTACGGGAAGAAAGGCGAGGTTATCGAACTCGCCTTGACCGACAGTCAGGAACTTTCCCTGATTCAGGCTGGCACGCTCAAGCGTGCTGACGAAAGGCCGCTCAAGTCGGCCGATAAGGAAGGATGAGCGGCATGGCCAAGGTCATTCTCAAAGACTGCTACATCGTGGTCAACGGAACCAACTTCTCCGACCACATCAACATGGTGACGGTCAACCTGTCCAAGGACGACGTGGAGACGACTTCGTTCTCCGGCGGCGGCCGTGAGCGGATGCAGGGACTCAAGGACGACTCGTTCGAACTCGGGTTCCAGCAGGACTTCGCGGCGGCGTCCGTGGACGCGGTGCTCTACCCGCTGTACGACAACGGCACGGAGTTCGTGATCGAGGTGCGACCGACCAGCGCGGCCGTCTCCGCCACGAACCCCAAGTACACCGGTACGTGCATCCTCATGGAGTACAGCCCGCTCGACGGCAAGGTCGGTGACCTCTCGGAGACGAAGGTCAAGATCCCCACGCAGCGGACCGGCATCACGCGTGCCACTTCGTAAGCGGCACCTGGTATGGGTGGACATGGGCCCGGAGTGGAAAGCCGTTGAACGGGCCCTTGTTCGCTCAGAGTCGGACACTCCCCGCGAGTTGGGGAATGCGCTGAACCAGGCCACTAAGCCGATCATCGCGAAGGTGCGACGTGAGGCGTTCGCCATTCCCGCGCGCGGTGCCAAACACACCGGTCTGCGCGGGAGGTTGGCGGCAGGCGTGAAAGCCGACGTGATCGGCCAACACGCAACGATCGTGGCGGAAGCCGCACCCGGCGAAGAGGGACTGCCGCGCGGGATGGACAACGGCCCCAAGGGTTGGCGTCACCCCGTATACGGCAACCGCGAAGTCTGGGTGCAGCAACGCGGTTTCTCCTGGTTCCGCGAACCGATCGCGGAAGAGGGCGACGCCGTAGAGCGTCA